ATAATAGCCTACAGGGTCTTTCGCCATTTGAGCGTTTCGTTGCTCTACCTTTTCCTGTAAACGTGTTAATACACGCAAGTTCTCGTCTGTAGGCTCTTTGTTATAGGCAGCCTTTGCTGTTGCAATCGCTTGCTTTGTTTTGGTTGCAGAGGCAAACTCTATTGATTTAAATTGCGTAGTTGCTGCACTTTCTACTCTTAAACTTGTTTGAAACTCTAAAGCCTGAGATGGCAAACCAGCATTGTTAAGTGTAGCAACAACTTCGGCAGCAGACGCTTCACCCTCCTTGCTCAATACACCATCTTTTGCAATTTCCGCTACGACATCTTTTTGTTTTTGCGTTGCAAGAGCAAGTGCTTCTGGCTTACGTTCTGCGATTTCTGAGTTTATCCTAGAGTCTACACTGTCGATAATAGATTGGTCTAAGCCCCCGTAACCTTTCTCCCTTTTTGCTAAGATATCTTTTTCAGCAACAAGCTCGTCTAAGGTCATGTCTTGCAGTCGTGCATCTGTAGTTTCTATAAAGGTTTTATTAAACTCTGCGTCTTTGCTGTCTTTCCTTGCCTCAAGCCTAGCAATCAAAGCGGTTCTAGTCCCTGGCTTTAAAGAACTTAAATCTGTTACTACTTTCTCGCCTTGTGCATTTGTGTAGATATATTCTAACTTTCCTTCTCGTAATTCTTTGATGCCTTTCTCTACGTTTGCATCAGTAAGCTGTTCATCATCAAAACGAACAATCTCATTGAAAATTGCATCAGAAAGATTTTGCTGAACTACGGCTTCTTTTTGAACAATAAGCTTTTCTCTGCGTAGCCTTTCAGTCGCACTCAAATTTGTGCTGGCATCATTTTTTACTCTGTACGCATCCAACTGAGCCTGTGTTTGCGCTGCGTCAGTTCCGACATTAAAATTATCTGCATCAACGCCTTTTTTAAATCCATCCAAAGTTAAAGTTGGATTAAGACCTGATGCAATAAACCCAGCATACTGACCCTCTACTTCTGCCATTTTTGTGCGATATAAATCAGATTCGGGGTTTAGAGAGGACAACTCTGTTCTCATATTGTCCAAATAACTGTTAGCTGATTCCAAGCGAATTGCTTGGTTTTTAGTGTGGGAAATCTGCGATCCCTGCGCCACCTTAGTAGCAAAAGTAGAGTCAAACGAACCAGACACATCTGCAAACTGCCTTCGTGTCAGTGAGCCACGCATACCCTCTAACGAAGATAAACGCAGTCTTTCTTTCTCTGCCGCAGCAGAAGCCTGATAACCTTCAACAGTTGTGTCTTGATTTTTATTAGTCCAATCATTCATCTGCTGATTGACTAATGCAGTGATGTCTCTTTTGGCTTTCTGTGTTTCTGCCTCTTTTTCAGCCATGCCAAACTGAAAAGCAATCTGCCCAGCCTTTTCTGCAAATGCTGCCTGTGCTTGCCCAGGTGCAGTAAATGCGCCTACGTTTGCTCTAGGCGATAGTGCGCCAGCCGCAGTCTGTACTGTTCCACCTTGTCCTTGGTTGTATAAAGGTATCTTGGGCATCTAATCACCTACGCCATTAATGTTGCTGCTTTTTGTGCGCCACCCAACAATGTGGTGACAGCTTGAGTTTTAAGTGCCGTTGCTCTTGCGCCACCCTCTGCTCTTGTCAATGCTGCTTCTGACTGCTTTTGAACTTGCTCTATATCCCCAGCGTACTGAATCATGGTTGCATCCATGTTGGTGCTAAAGTAAGTTTCCGCAAGAACATCTAGTGGACTACCTGTCATTTGCACACCAGATCCAGCAACCATAACTCTTTGTGTGCCTTCTAATCTGTCAGATTGCTTACGCAGACCTTCTTCTTCATCGCGCTTCTTTCTGGCAAGTAATACAGCTTCATTCTCAGCAACTTGAGCATTATAATCAGCAGTCTGCTTTGCAGCCTTTGCCGCAGACATATTACCCTTAAAGCCCATCACACCGCTTACTGCGGAAGCCCCTGCGGCTATAGTAAGTGGATCAACCATTACATTAACCTCGCATAACGAATGTAGTCTGTGCCATCTGGCCCGTACTTACGCATAATACCCTCTTTTTCAAATCCAAGCCACTGTGCATATCTATTTGCAGTAAGATCTGTTGCAGACACACTTGCTTGAATACGAAATAAGTCATATTCCTCTTGTATATGTTGAAACAAATAATCAGTCCATTTTGCTACAGTCTTTGGTTTTTCGTAGCCTTCTCGCCCTACTAAGAGCCACGCTTCACCTACGCCTTCCCACATTGGATGCACACCGCCTGTAGCCAGCACTGCATCATCTTCCATTCCCGTATATCCTATAACCCCATCGTAAGAGCCAAGCGATTCCTTGCCGCTTTTAGTCATCTCAAACATAAGGTTTATCTTATCTAAATGTTCTTTTTTAAAAGGTACAATATTAGGCATCGAATGTATTAGACCTTCTCATTACAGCCAGAATAGTCATTGGCAATGGCTGGTTTTGTCTAACCATTACCCTTGAATCATTGTCATAGCCTGACGGAAAAGATATTTCCTTATCGCCAGTAAATAAACTTAACGCTTGGTTCATTGGGTTTGCACTGCTTCTAAATGGTATGCGGTCAAGATTTGTAGTGTCTGTGCCAACTTCTGCACCCACTGTATCTAAGAAACGCACTGTAGCACCATGTATCCGCTTTATCTTGCCCTGCGCTATGCCATCATCTGCGCCAGCTTCTAAACGCAAAGTCTGCATTAAAGATGTATAACTGTAACCCAAATGCACCTTTAGAGCATCTCTATCAAGAGTAATCTTGCCATCCGTAACAGTTCTGTCTGGATGAGTTGCACCATCAACAAGTATAGAAATAGTTTCGCCTTCTAAGTGGTTGATGCCTGTTATGACATTCGCCCCACCACTGGCAAAGCTTAATCCACCATCAACGTAATAAGCATCTGCTACATCTGTGCCAAAGTATATCTGTTTCATATACTCTATGTGCCTAACAGTTGCGCCATTGATAGTGCGCTTTACAGACATATACACAGTGTCCTCAGAGCCTTCAGGGATGCTTGTGATGCTTTCTACCGTACCTGACCCACCCAGAGGGTGAGTATGCCACCCTACAGCGTTGTTAGCGCGGTCATAGGTCAACCCAATTAAACGCCCATCACTATGAACAAACCACAAGATAAGTTCTGGCTCTTGTTGCCAAACCATATCAGTCACGCCATTTCTGGTAATGTGGTCAGCCAGAATAGATAAATCGATGCCTAACAAGCCATCTGTATCCAAATCAAAGGTAATCTCTTTTACCTTTTCTTGGCCTTTCTGAATTAGAATAGTGCTGTTCCCTGCTCGTAAAGGTCTAACGCCAGATGTGCCAAACGTAGTTTCACGCAAAATGTTTACGTTTGTAGGCGTAACAGGTTGCGATCCACCACCGCCAGACAGCGTAAACTCTGCGCTAGTTGTTAATATTTGCAAGAAACGTGCTGGCAACAGATGCTTAATAACATTTACTTGGTCAGACGCTATAGTGAAGTTCAGTGCGTCATCATCGTTAGTGCCTGGGGTATGGTTCTCAAAGTCAGCCGATACAGAGCCAAAGATTGTTTGTGGTTGTCCTGTTGTGCCAGCAAAATACAAGCGTTGCTCATAGAACGCCACAGCCTTTGGAAATCCTTGATCACCACCAAACGCTCCTAATGACCAACGCTTTGTAGCATTAGAAGAACCTACTGTGCTGTCAGGCAAAACAGATATACCGCCATCGTCTGTCTTTACAGTTGCAGTGACTACTGTGGAACTTGTAAAAGCTGTGATCTCAACATAACCAGTTTCATCATGTACATACTGCCAATCAATAGCACCATAAGTTTCTGTGCCGCTTGTATGCACAGGTGGAGTATTCCCTGAAGTTTGCGTAGATCCAGTTACTTGTTTGTAGACATGACCGCCAAAACGTACTGTAGCATTATTTGCATAACTTGTAGAAGCCGCCCATTCATCGTGGTTGATTTCTAATACTTCTCTTAGACGTATATATCTACCTACATCTGAAGATGTAAACAGTGCCGCAGATGCAGTAATCGTGACACTGCCTGTAGCCGCAGAAGCATACAAAGTTGTGCTGGTAATATTCTCGTCAAGATACGGCCCATCTACAAAGTCTACATTTGTCAACGTAAATGATGTTGCCGTAGTTCTTGTCAGCTTGGCTGGTGCATGATCTTTGTGTGCCATGTAAATAACGTCAGCAGACTGTGCGTAGTTAATCTCAAAGATTTCTGTAACGCTGTAGGTTGTAGTAACCTCTACAATCTTAGCAACTGTGCCGCCAGATGTGTACGCATCAAACCCTGTACCGTTAATGCCAGACAACTGAAAAGTATTTGTAGTCTGATTAGCTACAGTAAACTCTCTGTTGTTAAGCTGGGTCATGCCTGAAACACTGGTGATGATAACTCTGTCACCGTTAGAAAAGCCATGAGATGCGGCTGTAATAACAACAGGATTAGCTTTTGTTGCGCCAGTGATAGATACGGCAGCTTCAGTCAGTATGCCACCATCCTTGAAGAAGCGCATATAGTTTGCGCCTAACTCAATAATGTAGGCTTGCTCATCGCTAAATTCAAAGTTAATTAGACGTACCTTGCCACCATCTTTAGCCGCACCAGCAAAGTATGTGCCTGGCCTTCTGGTAACACCGCCTTGTGGGAACACAACCATGTTCTGTAAGGTTTGCGCGGCTTCATTGTACTTGTCTAAGTCAATGCGGCCTTCTAGTCTTGGCGAAAGTTCACCAGCGCGAAAGTTGGTTACAATAGTCGATACTCTCGCCATTTTAGAACCTTACTTCAATATACTCATTAGCTTGCGGTTGCTCTGGATAACCTTCCATAGCATCCACACCCTTCGCTTCTCTTAGCCTTGCTTCATATAAGGCTTGCATATTCTGAGCTACGGACATACTGCCTGTGATGTTATAGGCTGTGTCTGCCGCTAATCTGTAAGCTATAGTAGAGGACAGTAGGCTATCATAAAGCTCTGTGTCGCTCACCCTAGCTATGTAAGTAATTTTGCAAGTTCCCTCGTTAGAAAGTATCTTGCGACCTTCAATCTTATACATCACATTGCTATCGTATGCTGCGATTTCGTTGTTTACAACGGAGTTCCAAAAAGAGACTACGCGCAAGCAATATGGTTCTGTTGGTAATGTGTATTGATATGTAAAGCCAAAATCAGGGGCAACCGCGTCTGCCGCAATCGTTTTTCTGGTAAGAGCTATATTCCAGATGTGATTTCTCAGAACACTATCCCTAACAGTATCAAAACGCCTGTTGCACAGACGCGCTTCTTTAGAATCCTGAGTTAAAGAAATAATAGTAGATGCACCTAGCAAATCCATTGCTTCGTTACAAATGTCCACAACTGAAGGCATTACACACTCCTAATGATGAGAAGGGCAGATTGTTCTGCCCCTCTCTGATTGGCATTAGTCAATGACATACTTGAATGTAAGCTCAATAGTACCAGTGCCAGCAGCACCGCCCATTGTAGCTGTTACAGGCAAGCCATCCTTGTTTGCGTCAACAACTGTACCAGAGCCTAGTGCCAAAGTAGCTAATACATCTACTTTTTGTGCAGATGTAGAAGCGGCTGCGGCTTTGTAAGCTGCGGCTGCCGCAGACACAGCAGTACCAGCAGAGTTGGTATATGCTTCATGCCCTACAGACAATGTTGTTGACCCACCAAGTGCGTCATGTGCAAGTGAACCTTCCAGCAAACGTGCGCCATTAGGGATGTTAAACATCTCAATAACGTCACCTGATGCCAATGCAGATGCTTCGTAAACAGCGTGTGCAACGCGGATACGACCACCTAACTCATTAGTATCAATAGCTTCGGCTGGAACATTTTGATTCCACTTAGTTTTTTGTACGGAATATACAGTAGCCATTCTTCAATCTCCTATTCAGCGCAATCGATTTGAACGACTTTTTCTTCTTCCATCCGCGTACTGCCAACGCTCATGGCGTAGTAGACTTGGGTTGAGTAACCCTTGTCTGCACGCTCATCGATACGAGCATTAACGTCACGCCCTATAGCCAATGCCATGCCATCTTCTGCCCATGCAAAGCAAGTGCGAGTAGAGCCAGACAATGACAAGCGGTTGGACATGATGAAAGTGAAACCCATAAACTGGTTCACATCACCTTGCACAAGAGCTTTTACCGTATTGAAATCTGAAGATGTTACGTTTGTATCACCCAGCAGAGATTCAATTTGGTTTGGCCCTACCGCAATGTAGCGTGGGATAGAAGGATCAACGTCAGCCAAGTCCAAAATCTTCTTAGCTTCACGCAACTTAGCAACAGTCATATCTGTACCGCCAGCAGCGATTTGCTGACCAGCAGGCAGGGCTGTTGAAGTTGAGCCAGTTTCACCAGTGAATGCAGTGCCAGTAGCGGCTGCAATGATCTCGTCATCAATCGCACGACCCATAGCTGCGGCAGCAGCCATTGCGTAAGACGATGTAGGATCGATAAGCATACGAATCTTATCCTGATCATCAATTAGATCAGCATATTCGTAATCCACAAGCGAGACTCTACGTCTTGCATGAGGTGTATCAATCTGTGGGGTATCCCCATGACGAGTTGTACGCTTGACCGCAGTGGCTACACCAACTTGGTCAAAAAAAGCATTTTTTCCAGTCATAGATTCTACGCGCACTGTATCACGCAGACGAGAACCCATCTGCTGTGATAGCATCTGCACGTTAGCAGAATACTGCTGGACAAATGCCGTAGTTACTTGAGTAGACATAATGTCTCTCCT